GGAAATCGTCATGCTCGCAGACCCGCAGTCAGTTACCATTAACGCTGTTCCTGTTTCGTTACCTAGAGTTTCCGTAGGAAACGCTGAGGCAACTTACAGGAGTGCAGACGAGACGGTTCAGTTGCGTGTATCGCACCAAGCCGCCAAAAACCGCAAACGCCGTATGGTCCGTTTGGATCAAACTGTAATTGCGGCAGACCCGCTTACTGCTGAAAATTCCAGTCAGAAAGCTGGTGTCTATCTCGTCATCGATGAACCCGCTTTTGGATTCACTGATGCCGAGTTGGATTATCTCGTCGATGCTCTCATCGCATTCATGTCTTCGGCTACTATTGCCAAAGTCTTAGGCGGTGAAAGCTAAATGCACCCTATACTCTTTTCCCTACTTAAAACCTTTGTAAACGCAGCTACGCAAACTGGTGTTTGTGCAGATGTACTTACTCGGTTTTGGGATATCATCGACTCCGTTATAAGAAATATGCTTAAAAGCGGAATTGATGACACGACTCTGAACAACATTAAATCTCTTTTTGAGATTTATGCTGCGCCGAAATCGTGAGAGTATTACTGACAACGTTAAATGGTAGCAGAAGTTTTGCGGGTAGGGTACCTCATAAGGGGGTACCTTACCCCTTTGAGACCCAGAGCATGGCTGGATTCACCCACCTCCAGTAGGAGGAGTGATGAAAAGCCACGAACAGGATCTACTTCTGCTATGCAGATGCATTCTTATGGATGCATCTGCTAAGTGCTACACCGAACCAAATGTCAGCATCGAACGTGACATGCTAACAATTAAGTCACGTTTGACTCACGAGGGATTATCGTTCTTAACGATAACCCTGCCATCGTTCGGAAAAGAGTTTGAAAAATCTCTTTCCTGCGCGAAGGTGACCTCTACCGCCTTTCCCGGATGGAAAAGGTGGCGACATCTCCCTGCATTTTTGCAAGGTTTTGTCAGGCTCGTGTTTTCTGCTGATACCGGAGGTCTTCTCGATGATCCAGACATTGCAGCAATTGAAGGAATTAGGCAGATCGCTTATTCCTTCAAAAAGCTGTCCATGCCCTGTACTCCCGAAAGGGTTAACAGAGCATTGTCTAATTACGAGAAGGTTGAGTGTTTTCTTTCAGAGACCATGCCTACTGGAGACATTAACCTATTTGATAAGGTTAGTAGCCTTCTGTGGGGCAATGTGTTTAATGAGCAACTTAATTGCTCAGAGCTCATTGCTAAGCATGGACCTGGTCAAACTGCAGAGCATATTTCGGGTAATCGGAAATATACTCAGCGCAATTGGCATGAACGGTTAGAACCGTTCTTTCCATCTGATCTTCATCTAATGAGCTCATATACTCAATTAGATGACGAATATGACGGTATCAATTGTGTGCAGTTTGCCGACGAGGAACATGAACCACCCGTAAGGGTAGTTACTGTCCCAAAGACTCTGAAGGGACCACGGATCG